GGGAAGCGACAACGCCGACAACCCGGTACAGGTGGCGCTCGCCGATGTGCCGGGCCTACCGGAGGCACGGCAGTCACTCATCGACCATCTCGCCGGTAACGGTGTTACCCAGCAGTCCGACCACTCGTTCACCCCGCACGTGACCAGGCAGTACGGGGCTGACCCGGTACCAACAGACGGTCTCGGCGGCACCCCACTCAACTTCGATCAGGTCGGGGTGTGGCACGGCGCCGACCAACGCAACATCCCCCTCGGCCCGGTCACAGCGGCGTTCAACCCGTCAGAATCACGCGACCCGACCGGGAAATGGACTGCCGGCGGTGGTAGTCAGGCGAACGCGTTAGAGGCGAACCGGAAAACGACCGCACCGCATGCCGCGCCAACAGCGAAAACGGTGATAGCGAAGCCGTACAAAACCCCGAAAGGTGCAGGCGGCGGGGGTGGCTCGGCTGCCGCGAAGAAAGCCGCTGCCGCTAAGAAGGCGGCTGCGACTAAGGCCGCGCAAGTGCAGAAGACAGCGTTGCGTAACGCGGTAGCGGCGAAAGAGAAAACTGCATCGGCGACGGAAACGGCGCAGCATCAGAAGTTCCTGGACGCGCAATCCACGTCGCTGCTCGGGGAGCAGCAGCACCGTATCGACTACATGCGACAGTACGCGGCTGCTAGCCCGGCGGATCGAAAGGCGATGCGGGTAGCGGAAGCGCAACGGCGTCTCGCCTGGCAAACCCGCCGTGCGGAAGCAACCGCGAAGGAAACAGCGCGGCATACGGCAGCAACGAAAGCGAACGCTGCTAGTAAAGCGAAACTGGACGCCCAGTTGAAGGCGCAGATTGCTGCTATCGACGCACAGTTGGCTAAGCAGTTCCCGCCTGCCGGTACCCCCGCGCCGCCTAAGGCACCTCCGGTGAAGGCGCCGGTCAAGGCTAGCGCTGAGCCAGTGGTGGCTGACGTTGCCGCGCATACACGGACACCTGACCAACTTCGCGAGTATTGGACTCACGGGAAAGGCTCCGCTCGCGTGCGGTGGGGTGAAAGTGGTGACTGGTCACGATGTGTCCGTTTGCTATCCAAGTACGTGCATAATGAGTACGCCGTCAAGGGCCAATGCAATGAGCTTCATAAAATCGCCACGGGTCTGTGGCCAGCGCAGCATGCGAAGTTAGACCGGGGTGGCAAATGAACCTAGCCACCAGTTGCTTGGGATTCCCTCTTTCGCCGTTCCCGAACCCTGCGGTACACAGCCAGTCGACACGGATGGCATTGACTAGTCCCCGGGATGAAAGCACCGGGCAGGCTCAAGTCATGACCATGTTTGCAGCGAGTCCGAGCAGCGATACGGCGGCGGTGGTTCTCTTTACGGGTCACCGGCTCAAGATGGTCCGGATTGACGCACATCTTGACCATGCAGAGATGGTCCAAATCCAAACCGTCAGGCACCGGTCCCTTGTGCAGTTCGTAGACGTATCGGTGAGCGATGTAGGTCCGGTCGTTGTGGACGTTGTAGCTGCCGTATCCCGCGTTACTAGGTGGCCCCTGCCAGATCCAGCATCCGTCCTCTTGCTTGACGACGAGCGTTCCCCATCCGGTTGCTCTTTTTACGGGTGTTCCTGTTGCGGCAACTCGACGGTAATGCCGCTCGCACATCCCCCGCCGGAGACGGCTAGAACTACAATCACCTACGGTGCTATGGATGCATTCGGGCATCGTTCAAGTGTACCGGACGACTCCCCATCGGAGGCATCATGACGATCTCAATCTTCCGCGAGGCGGACCCGCTGCGTTTGGATGAGCCGTTGATCGCGGCGTTGACGGCTGACGCTGGCCCGGTGCAGCCACCTGCGGAGTGGTTTCAGCCGCCGGAGATGCTACGGCCGACACCCATAACTGTGACGCCAGCGGGTCAAGTGTTCGGGCATATCGCCTCATGGAACTCTACACATACTGGTTTGCCCGGGAATGTCCGGCCGCCCAAGTCGAGGTCAAACTACAGCTACTTCCGCACCGGGGTTGTGGCGACCGCTAACGGCTCCGACCAGCCGGTCGGGCAGTTGACCCTAGCCGGCGGCCACGCACCTCTCAGTGCTGATGCTGGGCGCGCCGTGCAGCATTACGACGACACCCGTTCCGCTATCGCCGACGTGAACGCTGGGGAGGACAGGCACGGTATCTGGGTCGCGGGGTCGCTGCGGTCGGATGCCACCCCGGAACAGATCCGCGCGTTGCGCGCCTCGGCACCTAGCGGTGACTGGCGGGTCATCAACGGCGCGCTAGAGCTGATCGCCGTGTGCCAAGTGAACGCACCCGGGTTCCCCGTACCCCGCGCGGAATGCCTGGTCGCATCCGGTGCTGTCACGGCGCTGGTCGCAGCGGGTGCTCAGGACATGTTCGGGGTGCGCATGCTGGACGCGTTCTTCACCGACCCTGCCGCGCTCACGGCGGCGATCGACGCCAGGGTGGAGCACCAGTTGGAGAAGCGAGCGTTGCGGGCCCGTATCGGCCGGTGACCCCGGATCGTTAACCACACGGGGTGATCTTGCCGTGTCGTTACGATCTTGCCAGGCGGTTAACAGGATATTCTGCATACGCGCATGCGTTACGCGCACCAACACTTACAGACTGTTAGGGGTGCCGGGTGCGTGGCTACGATGAGAAAACAGGATGACAGTGCTGTCCGACGTGATCCCCACCGTAGCCGGTGGCGTGTTCGGTTCGGGTCTAGTGGTGTACGGGGTCCGGTCCGTGTTTTACGCGGACAAAAGGCAGCAACGCGCAGGCGAGGACCAGCAGAAACAACTGACCGCCGTACAGGAACGTCTAGATTTGTCCCGGACCCGTGTGGATACGTTGGAGACCGAAAACGCCCGTCTCCACGACGAAATCAACGACATCAAAATGCGGGTCGCGGTAGCCGAATCCCACGCTGAAGGCCTGAAAGTGGAGATCACGTGGCGCGAGCAGCAAGCCCTACGGCTGGAACAGGAAATCGCCCGGCTGCAAACGGAGATTGCTAGATTAGAGTCCGAGCTGACGAGGCTGCGGAGGCGTGGTGACATCGCGAACCGAGACGAACGGGCTCCGGAGGAAGCGCCGTAGAGCCCTTGCTGCGGCCGTCACCGGTGGGGTCATCCTGATCTTGTGGATGTCGTGGCTGACTGTTCGGCACACTACTGACGTGTCCGCGAAGGACAGTGCCCTGTCGGGGAAGACGTCGGCAGTGGCGTCCGCGTCGGCGGTCGGGTCGGTAGCGAACCAGGGTAAGGCGCTCGCGAAGAACGTTCAGCAGCAATGCCGGACGGATGCGGCGTTCCGCGCTGACAACCCTTCCTTATGTGTGCAGGCATCTGTACTGGCTACCGCAACCCCGACGCCCATCCCGGGACCGACGGGTCCTGCTGGCCCGGGGCCTTCAGATACGCAGGTGCAGACCGCAGTGAACATTTACCTGAAGGCGCATCCTCCACCGATTGATTACATGGTGCTGCAAGCATTCGTGAACTCGTATTTGGTTGCGCATACCGCACCAGCCGGTTCCGTGGGTCCGTCTGGTGTGAACGGTAGTCCCGGTGAATCTGGGTTGAGTGGCGCTAACGGCCTGCCGGGCAGTAAAGGCTCTGATGGAACTAATGGAACTAGCGGCACCACGCCTCCCGACGCTACTTCAGTGACCGGCATTCAAGCTAGCCAGAACGGCGGCACCCTTACTTTGACGTTCGTCATGTCTCGGGGTGACCCGATCATTGTGAGTGTGCTTCTACCGAGTGCCTGCCCATCAACGGCGACTGTCACTCCACCGTCTCCTGCGCTGGGCGATCCGGGGAACCCGACCACTCCATACGCTGTGTGTGTTCCTGCCGAGTGAAAGCGACACCCCCGGGACGTCGGTGCTAACGGACCCCCGTCGTACTGTGTGTTACCGTTCGTTCTGATTACGAGGCGTGCTGATTGGGCTCCCCTCCAAAGTTGACCATCTGTCCTTTGGAGGCGTCGCATGACGGCACCAACCGACGGCACCGGCTACCAGGACAAACTGGCCAACATTGCCCAGTTGTCGAACGATGAACTGGCCGGGCTGGAAACTGAGATCGTTGCCGCGTTCGAGGCCGCCGACACTGGCGATGACCTTGACGGCATGTCGTCCGCTGCTGACGCCTTGGATCAGGTTCAGGCTGAGGCGCAGTCCCGTGGCATCGACGTGTCTGACCCGGACGCTGACGGTGATGACGATGCGTCGCTGGAGCCGGGCGCGAACCCGGACGCCGCGATGGACATCGCGGCCGCCGCGACTACGGAGGTCCCTGTGGCTGACGTGACCGACCCGCCTGCCGATGCCCCCGCCGAGCCTGAGACGGCCGGTGAGCAGCCCGTGGAGGCTGATACGGCCCCTGCTGGCGAGGAACCCGCACCATCCCCCGAGAACGACCCTGAGACTGCCGACACGACCGTGACGGCCGAGAACGAGGAGGAGGCCAAGGTGGACACTCCCAGTGTTCCCGAGGACCGTCAGCCGCTGGCAACCCCTGTCGCGGCGTCAAACGTTGTTGTGGCCGGCGCGGACGTGCCGCATGTGAGCGCGGGCATGCAGTTCACGGACCGTGCCCAGTTCATCCAGGCCCTAACCGACAAGGTATCGGCCCTGCGTGGCGCACGCGGCGACGGTGAGCATGTGCTCGTCGCGTCGGTGAAGTCGCCTGACCCGTCCGACGACCGGATGTTGATGGCCGGGGACATGGAAGGCAACGCGGAGAAGATCGCTGAGGTCATCGGCCGCGACGCCAGTCACGTGAAGGCCCTCGTCGCGTCCGGTGGGTACTGTGCCCCGCTGGAGCCCCGCTACGACGTGTTCGGTATCGGCGTGACGGACCGCCCGGTGCGGGGCGCCCTTCCCGGCTTCCGGGCGCAGCGTGGCGGTATCCGGTTCATCACCCCACCGAAGCTTTCCGGTGTCACTGGCTCGGTCGGTGTGTGGACCGCCGCGACTGACACGACCCCGGGTGGTGCGACGAAGAACAAGCTGATCGTCGCGTGCGGCGCCGAGCAGACCGCGACGATCTCGGCGGTGACGCTGGAGATGCAGTTCGGTAACTTCATGAACCGCGCCTACCCGGAGATGGTGGCCCGCAACACGGATCTTGGGCTGATCGCTCAGGCCCGCCTCGCGGAGCAGACCCTGCTCTCGGCGATGACGACCCTGTCTACGGCTGTCACGGTGGCGAACCCCGGCACTCCGCTGGGTATCACCCGCGACTGGCTGCCGCAGGTCGCTCAGGGCGCTGTGGCGTACCGGACCCGGCACCGCATGGCCGCCGATGCCCCGCTCCGGGTCATCGCCCCGGCATGGGTGCGGGACGCGATCCGCGACGACATCGCGATGTCGAAGACCCCGACGAGCGAGAGTGTCCTCGGTGAGGGTGACGGCACGATTGAGGGTTGGCTGTCGGCCCGCAACGTGAACGTCGCATGGCACATCGATGACTCTGCTCTCGTCGGTGCGCAGGCTGCGGGTGCGCTGCTCCTGTACCCGACCACGGTCACGTGGTACCTGTTCGCTGAGGGAACGTTCCTGTTCCTCGACGGCGGCACGCTGGACATCGGTGTGGTCCGGGACTCGACGCTGGTCGGCACGAACGACTACATCCAGTTCACGGAGAACTTCGAGGCTCTCGCCATGGTCGGCGTGGAGTCGTTGAAGGTCGCGAGCGCCTTTAACATTCCGCTGCTCGGCAAGACCGGCAACTGATCCTGACGACGGGTGAAGCTCAGCGGTCACACGGCCGCTGGGCAAGCCACAGAGAGGGGGCGTGACCGGTGTCCAGCCTGTTTGATGTAGCGGAAGTGCTTGATGGGGACGGGCCTTGGTCTGGCGTCCCTTACGACGAGCAATACGATTCGGGTTCCCGCCCGCTGATCGTTCAGGACGTGTGTACCCGCGCGAATGTGGCCCGGGTGGCGGGGTCGCTCGGTAATCCCGCCGTGGTGTACACGATCCGGCCGTTCGGGGCGATGGTGTCCGCGTTCCGGCCGAACCGGTGTGTGATCGGTGACTTCCCCGATTTCGATGCCAGTCTGCACGCTGACCTGAAATCCGATGCGCAACGCGCGGCGGCGTACACCTTGTGGAACGGCATCCCCGGGTGGACGTCGGCGCAACCGTTCATGACTAGCTCCGATGTCGTTGATGTCGGGTCATCCTTGACTGTGCAGGATGTGGTCGCGAAGGTGCTGGACCAGTTCTACGACGGGGAGGTCGGGGAACACGCAGTTCTGCACATGGGGTTGCGGGCAGCGATGCTGCTGTCGGCCGGTAACGCCATGTCCCCGACGCCGCAGTCAGGCGAGTTTTTCCTCACCATGGACGGCACTCCGATCGTGGTCGCCCCGGAGTATCCGATCAGTCAGGTCGGCGCGACAGGCCCGATCGTGGTGCGCCGCTCCGATGTCGCTGACTTGGTACCGGCCTACGACTACAGCCTGAACCGAACCTACTTCACGACTGACATGGTGTTGGCCGTGGAATTCGACGCGTCCATCGCGGTTCGCGGGACCTTGAGTTAGGGAGAAACTACGATGGCAGCTCCTGCGTTGACTGACCACGCGACTTCGGTTCGCGGGTATGCGATGCGCGTGTCGTCCCTGTCCGTGTCCGGCGCGCCGCTCACCGGCACGTCCGGCAGTGTGTGGGTGTCGGGGCAGTTCCTGAACGTCACGTTCACCCCGGAGAACGAACCCGGCGAGGACATCGCGAACAAGGCCGCTGACGGGTCGCTGTGCCAGATCTTGAAAACCCCGGACATTCTGAAGTACTACAACGTGCACCTGGAGATCTGCAACCCGGAACCTGAGCTGATCGTCCTCCTCGGTGGTGGTACGACGTTCACCAACCCGGGTTCGTCCCCGGTGACCGGCTACCAGTCGTTGCAGGCGGGGCAGTTGACCACGTCGGGTGTCGGTAACGGTGTCGGCCTGGAAGTGTGGTCCGGCGCGTACGTGAACGGCAAGCCGGCGTCGACGAACCCGTACTGGGTGCATGCGTTCCCGCTGTGCACGCTCACGTTGACGGGTGACCGGGTGATTGAGAACGGGTTCATCGCGACCGTGTTCGAAGGGTACTGCTTCGGTAACGCGAACTTCTTCCCCGGTGGTGGCACCCCGGTGTTGCAGATCCCGACGGACAAGCCTTACCAGTCGGACCGGGTGTCCGCGCTACCGACGATCCTGAACGGGTTCACCAGCTAAGCGGGGTGGCGCTGCCCTCCCCCTCCCCCCGCAGGGGCAGTGTTGCTCTTGTCAGTGACGGCGACGGTACGGAAGGCGGTGCTTACCCACGTGAGCAGCCCCGTACCGTCGCCTGATCTGATGTTGGCCGCTACCCGCATCATGTCGGGGTTGATGGGGTGGCGGTGGACGTGGCCTCAGCGGCGTGTGATCGACACGTACCGGGTGCCGTTCCAAACCCGCACCATCAGCCTGTACGGCCGGCCAGTGTCCGCAGTGCATTCCGTGAAGGGGCCCAGCGGGGACGTGCTGGACCCGGCGTTGTATCAGGTGAACAACGGCACCCAAATCTGGTTCCTGCAACCACAGGACTACTGGTGGCCCGGAGGCCTGTGGGATATCGCCGCCCCACCACCGTGGTTCAACATGTCATGGTACGGGACGGCGCAGCCGCCGGGCGCTAGGGACATCACGGTGGATTACACGTACGGCTCGCCGCCACCGATCGATGTGCAGCGGGCTATCAGCCAGTTGGCGCAGCAGTTCGCGTTCGCGGAAGCCTGCGATTGGGAGAACTGTCAACTGCCGGAACGGGTCACGTCGATCACGCGGGAAGGCATCTCCTATACTCTGATCGACCCGCAGGACTTTCTCGATCAGGGCAGGACCGGGCTGTATTTCGTCGATTTGGTTATCAAAACGTATGTGGGGACGAAGGCACGCGCTGGTGTCATGTCACCGGAGATACCGCCACCACGGAGAATCAGCAGTGTGCAGGTGCCGTTCGTGGACACGGGGACCATCCTCGATGGGGGATCAGCGTGACCCGCGTGGCTGTGACGTTCGAATTGCGGCGCGACACTGCCGCTGACTGGGCAGCGAAAAACACGATACTGCTCCAAGCTGAACCAGGATTAGAAACCGACACCGGGCTGTTCAAGGTGGGGGATGGGGTCACGGCGTGGTCGTCGCTGCCGTATCTGATCCCGTCGACTCAACGGGGCGCCGTGAACGGTGTCGCCACATTGGACGGGACAGGGAAAGTCCCGTCTAGTCAGTTGCCAGCAACGGCGGGGGCGGTCACGTCGGTTGATGGCCGGACTGGTGTCGTGGTGCTGTCCGACTTGTATGACGCGGCTGGCGCTGCCTCGACTGCTGGCGCTGCCGCTGTCGCGAGTTCAGTGCAACGCGCCTCGAACCTGTCCGATTTGGTTAACGCTACGTCCGCACGCGGCAATCTGGGCCTCGGGACTGCCGCTGTGCAGGCCTCCACCGCGTTCGATGCTGCTGGTGCGGCTACAGCCGCGCAGGCAGCATCGCAGGCATACGCGGATGTTATCGCAGCATCGGCGTACGGACCGGTTGCGTTGCTGCCGCAGTATCCGCGTGCGTCCACCGTGCAAACCCGGTTCCAGACCGGGCACGGCTGGACCAGCAACGGGACAGGTGCAACGTTCAACCTGAACGACACCACCGACTTCGATTCCGGTACCCAGTCAGCGAAAATGACCACTGGCGGGGCGGGTGCACAAACGAACATCCGTAAGTTCGCGGGTACCGTCCCCGATACGACCGGGAAATATTTCCGGCTGCGCATCAAAGTTGACGACACCACCCACCTGTCTGAGTTGGACTTCTATCTGGGTTCAACGAACTTGGGTAGCAACTACAAGTGGACGTTTTTCACCCTCGGTGCGTCCGCGTACGTGGTTTCCGGTCAGTGGCTTACTGTCGTGCTCAGTTTCGCTGACGCCGTCATCACTGGCAGTCCCGCCCGGTCCGGTATGACGGATCTGCAAATCCAAGCGTGGGACGACAACACCACTAACCCGGTCACCGTGCACATCCAGTCCGTTGAGTTGGTTCCGGATGGGTCGACACCGTTCCCGAATGGGGTGGTGTCGTTCTGTTTCGACGACTCGTGGGATTCCCCGAAAACGATCGGAGCGTGGGACAAACTCGACGGACTGGGGTGGCCCGCCTCGATGTTCGTGATCACTGATGTTCTAGGGGTCGCCAGCCGGTTAACTCTCGCTGATCTGAAGAATCGACATGACCGATGGGGTTGGGAGATCGCCTCCCATGCTTACACTGACGCGGCACATGCGCTTACTTACACGGGGGAGACAGCGGCGGCGTTGGAGACGGACCGCCGTGCGCAGAAAGCTTGGATGATCACGAATGGTTTACGTGACGCGGACGGTTCCGCGTATCCGCTCGGCCAGTTCGGGCAGACCACTGATGCGCAGTCCACTCGGGAGGTTTCCCGCCGGTATTTCGCGTATGAACGCACCACAAGTTCACGCACAGTGGAAACGTACCCGCCGGCTGACCCGTTGCGGTTACGGGCCACATCGGCGATCACCACATTCGCGGGGGGTGTTACCCCCGCATCGTTGACAACTGCGTCGACAGGGAAGATCGCGAAGGCCGCAGCGAACGCCGGATGGTTAATCCTGGTGTTTCATAAGATCGTCACCACGACGCCAGCCGCGACCACGGAATGCCTGCTGTCCGACTTTCAGGCCATCGTTGATGCGGTTAACGCTGCCGGTATGAGAGTGAAGACGATTGGTGACGTGCTGCGTTTCGGCGGCGCGTAGCGAACGACGTGGCTATCGAACCGGTAAACTGGGGGACGATAGCGTAAGGGGGAGTATGATAGATCCAACGGTTGATTACAGTCAGCGGGCGGGGGCTCGTGAACGCCCGTCGATTTGGGTTGAGCCTGACGAGTCGCTGAACCTGTTCGCGCACACCCGCGACGAGGGCATGCTATACGCGGCAACCGGACAAACGTTCGGCGCTGACATAAGCGAGTTCCAAGTAGTTGTTAACGATTCGTACCCTTACCCGGTGTTGGGGTTCCGCGCCGACAACGGCAACCGCACCGACAGTCACGCAGCCGCGAACTGGGCTTACTGCGACAGCCACCCTGACCATATCCGGGTGGCGATCCCGTACGTCATTTTCAAACCGGGCCAGTCGGGTGCGATCTTCAAACGGTTGCGGAACCTGTTCGGGTCGCAATGCCCACCGCAGATAGTCCCGGAGATCGACATGGAGTCGGGTGCTGGGTTCGCCGGCCCGGGGGACCATTCCAGTGAGGCGAACAGTTTCATCGCCACGCTTGCGACGTGGGCGGGTGAGCAGAAACAAACCCAGGGCTACGCGAATCAACCGGACTGGTCCGGGAACTGGCCGACGCCGCCAGCGTGGATGAAGAAGCGGCTCGCCGCTTACAACACTAACCCCATACCGGCAGGGTTCTACTCGAAGCAATACTACGGTGCGCTGCCGTATCCGTCACCGGCTGGGTGGCCGCGTACCTGCGCGCCGTTCGGTTCCTACGTCGACATGAACATGACCCCCCGTACCATCACCCAGATAGAAGCCGACTACGGCATAGGAGAAGCAGACATGCCTGTCACGGATGCCGAGATGAACCGCATCGCCGCTAAGGTGCATGCTTTGATCCAGCCGGACCTGCTGCGTTTGGTGCAGTGGACGGACGGTTCTGAGAACACGGTGTTCAACAGCACCACTCTCCCGAACTGGAAGCCGGGTGTGAACGTCAACACGTTGGATGCTGCCGCGTTGGCTGCGATCGCTACAGCGGTCGTGGCGAAGATCGGTGGCGGTGCGGGCGGTGCCGTGACGAAAGCGGATGTTCTCGCCATCATCAATTCGACGACTCTTCATTCCAGCTAGGAGACGACATGTCCACAGTGGAGATTTGGCTCAGGGACGCCGGGGAACGCGCCGGGAAAACGGTCGTGCAGTCGTTCGCGATGACATTGCTCGCGTTGGGGGTGGCGTTGAACTGGACGAGTTTCTGGCATGCCCTGGATATCGCGCTGCTCGCGGGTGTCGTGTCCGTGTTGACGTCGGCGGTGTCAATCCCGATCAGTAAGCAACTGAACCCGGCGTTGCAGGTGCTGCTCCGATCCGTGTTGACGTTCGGTCAGTCGGCGTTGGCGTTTCTCGCCGCGAACACGTTCATCGACATTTCCTCGGTTCCGTGGCTGGAGGTCCTGCAAGTGTCTCTGCTCGCCGCCGCCACCTCAGTGGTGACGTCGTGGGCGTCGTGGAATGTGGGCCCGGCGAAGGGCAACCCGTCTGTGGTGCACACGCTCGCTCCCGCTGCGTAGGCTCCTGACCTATGACGACCGTAGTGAGCGTGTTTGACGCGGACACGGTGGAAACGTGTGTGCAGCGGGTCATGCAGGCTGTGAACGACGCTGCCGACGTTTTACCCGGTGTGGTCACTCTGCCTGCCCGGCAGGTTTTGACGTCGGCTGGGGCCACGTGGGACTGCGAGATGACGTACGTGTCGTTCATGACCGCGCAGCTCGGTTTACCTGAGACGGCGAATGAGGCGATCGGGTTGACGGGGATCAACACGTGGCCGCCCGGGAATCTCACGGTGTGGACGGTCACGTTGGAGGTGGGGGTGATCCGCAAGTTGACGGCCCTGCCCGCACCGTCGGCCCGGCCGACGGGCGCACCGGCTGTAGACAAGTTCGCGTTCGATCTGACGAAAGTGTCCTCCGACGTCGCCGTCATTGTGAACGCCGCCGAAACGCTAGTAGCAAGGAATCTGCAACCTGTCCCGCACGACGGCAACGCTGCTCTGTCGGAGGGCGGTTTCCACGGGGTGCAGTTCCGGTTCACGGTCGAAGCGTTCCCGGGGCCACTCGGGTGAGCATCAAATACGTGGAAGATGTGACGGCGCTACGAGCGTTCCTGTCGTGGGAGGGGGCGCCGGGCCGGGACTTCGAACGCAGGATGAAGACGCTCGCTTACCGACAGTCCAGCGACGCCCCCCGGCGTACGGGGCGCATGGCGGGGATGGTTGGTCCGCGTCGCATGCAATCCGACTTCGGCCGTTACTTGGAGGGCGGGGCTGGCGTGAACGTCGCATCAACGAACGCGAAGGGCTACGCCCAGTACGTGTCGTCGGGTACCCGCCCACACGTGATCCTCCCGAAACGCGGCAAGGCGCTGCGGTTCGTGGTTGCGGGGAAAGTGGTGTTTGCGCGGCGAGTGAACCATCCCGGCACTCGGGCTAACCCCTATTTAGTGAGACATCTGAGCGAGTTCGTGCGCTGACTCGACGCCGGTAGACCCGTTGATTCTGCGCATTGGCGCATGACGTGGAGCAGTACCGTAGCCCCACGGTTTGCCGGTAGCCGTACTGGTTGCCATCTTGCTTCCGGTAGAACGGGCGTCGACACATCTCGTTCTGGCAGTACTTCAACGGCGCGTAGTCAAGCATCGTCGCGAACAGTTGCAGCGTCCCGGCTTCGAACAGGTCCACGGGGAACGGCTGCGGGTTGAGCGCCACGTCATCGAGCGGGAACACGGCCATGCCCGCGTGGATGACCCGTCGGAACCACGGCGTCAACGGCGCGCCGCTTGCCTGATGGCCTAGCCACTCATTGGCAGCCGCGCGCAGAGCGGTCAGATGCTCGTACGCCTCGCTGAGATGCACGGTGGCGGTCGCATCGTCCACAGGCGGTAGGCGACGTAGGGTCAGTTCGGCGGGTGTCTCCTCGTCGTCCCTGAACGCGTCGTAGCGTCTCCACACCATCCCCCGGCGGGTGAGGATAGCGAGCATCCATGCCGGGTCGGTTAGGTCGCCTTCCTGGAGCCCCCGGAAGATCCATTCATCAGGGAGCGGCCGCGATGGCACTGCTGGGTCTGGGCGCCACGCCAGCCACCCGTTCGGGGTGAGCGACACGCGGCCACCACGGGCCACGACACAGTCAGGAGTAAGCACTAATCGTCGTTTTTCCATGCCGCGATCTTAGCGCTGGTTCGGGTTGACTTCCCTTAACAGCAACGTGGGGAGACATCGTGGTACGCAAGGTTTTCGAGTTCGAGGCAACACTGTACAGTGAAACACCCGAGTTCGAGATCAAGGGTGAAGTGTTTTACTGCCGGCCGACGGATGACCTGTCCAGCATCGAAGTGCTCGACTACCTGGCTGGCCTGACGGGCGGTGGCGGGATCGCCCGCATCCAAACGATGATCAAACTTTTCAATGAGTTCATCCCCGAAGGGGACGTTCCCCGGTTCCGGAAGACGGTGAAGGACAAGAAGGTTCCGCTGTCCACGTTGAACGAGATCGCCGGATGGGTTTTGGATGAGTACCTGAATTTCCCTACCCGGGCGGCCGAACAGTCCTCGAATGGTTCAACGACCGCCGCACCGCCGAACGTGGACGTCTCTACGCCGCCACCGGACGAGACCTCGACGAGCTGACCGTGCCGCAGTTGCATGCCGTCGCCTACGCCGCGTTCGAGGACAACTTCGTGTCCGGTGTGGATGAGGCGCGGGGGAAGGTGTTGCGGTTCCTGATCGAACGGGACGTGCTGGCGGACCTACCAGCGGACAACAATCCGTTCGGGCCTGACCCGGCGCTGCTGGCGTCGATCGGGCGGGGCGACACGGACCGGTACCACGCCCCGGTGAAGGACGCTGCTGAACCGGACCCGGATCTACCCGTCAGTCCGGTTGACGCTAGAGGGAGGCGGTAACCATCGCAGCGGTCGTAGGAACAGCTTATGTGAGGCTGCGGCTCCTCACTGACACCATCGGTAAGGACATCAAGTCCGCTGTTGAAAAGTCCGACCTGCAAAACATCGACATCAAAGTTGATGCGGACACCGCTAAAGCCGACGCGGAACTGGAAGCAACAAAGCGGGAAGCCGACGGGCTGGACGGGAAAAGCCCGAAGATCACCCCGAAAGTCGATTCGAAACAGGCGAAGAAAGAAACCAGCCTACTGTTTGACGCCATCGTTGGGTTAGGTCCCGCGATAGGCCCACTGGGTGCTGCCGCTACCGCTGCGTTCGCTGCTACCGCAGCAGGCGCCGGTGTTGCTGTACTGGCAGTGCTCGGCGTGAAGAAAGAGATGGCGGCCGGGACTGTCACCGGAACCAAGTTCTCCACCGGCCTGCAAACCCTTCAAGGTGACCTGTCCACGTTGGAGAAGACAGCGGCACGGGGAATCCTCCCCGGATTCCAGCAGACCGTGACCGCTCTGAATTCGTCGCTGCCGGGTGTGAACAAGTCCGTCGGCACCCTGTCCGTCATCCTCGGCGACGTCGCCTCTCATGTGGTGGTGGGGCTCGTCTCGGGGTTGCAGACGTTCGAGCCGCTCCTCACCCACATCGCGCAAGAGGCTGATATCGCTGCGCAGCATTTCCAGGCGTGGGCGACCGGCCCGGGTGGCGCTAGCTTCGCTGGCACCCTCGGGAAACAGTTCGACCTTGTGGTGCCGGTGTTGGTGCACTTGACGGAGGCGGTCGGGAAACTGATCGCCGCGTTCGTACCTATCGGCGATAACGTTGTCGGCGTGTTCGGTGCGCTCGCTGGCGCGATTAATGCGGTACCGCTGCCTGTGTTGAAGGTGCTCGCGGACCTTTTCGTCACCCTGTACGGCGCGAACCGGCTACTCACCTTGTTTAACAACTTGTCGCTGTCGCTGGTGAAGTTCGGTGCATCCGCCGGGGTCGCTTCGGTGGGTATGGGGACGCTCGCGGTGCAGACCGCTACGTTCACGGCGGCGATGGGTCCTGTCGCAGCGATCCTCCTCACCGGGTACACCGCAACCCAACTGTTCAGCAACCAGTTGGATAAGGTCGCTAACTCGTTCGCTACCGGGAAGATCGCGGCCAGTCAAAACGTGTCCGGGTTGCAGGAACTGTCCACCGCGTATTGGAACGCGACCGGGGCGGCTGACGCTACTTCCGCCACCCTCCTGAAGTTCGCGTTGTCGGGGCAGAAAGTCAGTGACGGCACCCGGGGGTTGGGCGACAAGACGCAGGAGCTAGTGTCCCATTTCAAGACACTAGGCGTCACCAGCGATGATGTGACGGCGGCCGTCGGTAGTAATGACGCCGCGTTCCAAGGTTTGATCGACCGGATCAACAAACATGGCGGCGCGACCAAGGACGACATCAAGGCCCTGACCGAATTGCACCGCACTTTCCAAGGCACCATCGACATTGTCAATTTGACGGCAGGCGCGTTGACGGCGATGACGAACGCCCCCGGCTGGGGTGCGTTGAAAACCAACGCTGATTCGGTTACGCAGCTTGGAGCGAAGTTTAATCTGTCAGCGCAGTCAATCGATAGTTTCGCGGCGGTACTCGGCATCTCCAAGACCGCCATTAAGGACGGCCTGGTCACCAACAAGCAACTAGCAGATGCGGTGCAGACCGTGTCGAACGCCTACAACACCGCAACCGCGACCGGTGCCGGGTTCCTGGATTCACTCCAGAAGTTCTCGACGAGCGCGGGGACGGCAGCGGACCGGGCGCAACTGATCGGTGCATATCTGAAAGCCTCCCAGGGCGACCTGCTGTCTTACTCAAGTGCGGTCGCGAGCGCGTATCAAGCTAACTATGCGTTGACGGATTCGTTCAAGCAGCAGGCGGATCAGGTGAAGGCCGGGACGCTCGCGCTCGGCGCCACAGAGAAGGCTGCGATCACCCTGAAAACGGGCTTGATCGATGTGACGAAGCAAGGTGCCGGGCCGCTGATCCAACAGTTGCAGGCGATGCAGGATGCTGCGCTGGCTGCCGCGTCGGCCACGTATCAGCATGAGGTTGCGACGAAGGGTGCGGGGAAGGCTGCGGCTGACGCTGCGGACATTTTCAAGAACCAGACGTTCAACGCGCTGGTGGCGGACGCGAAACAACTGGGGTTGACGAAGACGGAAGCGGAGAAACTCGCCACCGCCTACTTCGATGTGCCGAAGGATGTGAAAACAAAGGTTGCCGCGATCGGCACTGATCCGGTCGTGACCGTGTTGAACAAGATCGGTGAACTGTTGGCGTACATGGTGGGGAAGCCGTGGAACCCGAAGGTGAGCGCGCCGGGCGCGGGGAAAGCCAAGGACGATATTCACGGCGTGAACGACGCGTTGCATGGTTTGCACGGGAAAACGGTCACGGTGGGTGCGGACGTCAGCCCAGCGGACCGGGCTCTAGCCGCGTTGAATGAACGGATCATCAACATGCGTCCGGTTATCACGGCGACGGTGCATGTGGGGGCTACCAGTGGTGCCGGGAAGTTGGCGCAGTTCGCGGCGGGTGGCCTGATCCAGTATCGGGCGGCGGGCGGCCCGTCGGGGCGAGTGGTGGGGCCCGGAACGGGGACGTCGGACACGGCTGGCCTGTTCGCTTTGTCGAACGGCGAGTACGTGACGAACGCGGCATCGACGAAAAAGTATCTGCCTTTGCTGCGGGCGATCAACCAAGACCAGGGGATGGCCGCTGGTGGCGTCGCATCATCGGCTGGCGGTGGGGGCGGAACGGATTGGGGTGCGGTGGCTGCTGCTATCGCCGCTGAGTTCCGGCAGTTGCGGTTCGAGTTGGTCGCGTCGAACGGTGGCCTGCCGCTCGCGAAAGTCGTGAACGACGCGAACAAAGTGAACGCACGGAGGTTAGGTCAGTGACGTCACCGGTGCCGGTTCCGTTCACGGCGTTCAAAACACAGTTGAACGCCTACTATTTGGGTGTCCCGGGGGCGATGCAGGCGCTGCGTATCCCCGATTTGGGGGTGGCGGGGCCACTGTCACGGGGGGAAGTCACCCACGACCTGATCTCGGGCGGTACGGCGGTGACCCGTCGGGTTCGTGCCCGTCGCACCTACACGTTGGGGTTCAGTGGTTGCACCCCGGACACGGCGCAAACCCTCGTCGGGTTCTATGTGGGCGACTACGGGGACGGCCCGTTCTGTTTCGTTGACCCGGCGTGGCGGAACCAGTTGCGGGACGACACGTCCACGTTCGGGGCCCGCGCCCAAGCGATCTCAGGGTGGGCGTTGTCGAACCCTGGTGCGGAGACCGTGAACTTCACGACCGCCGTCACCCCGTTCGAGGCGCCGTCGGGGGTGGCGTTGTGGGCGGGCGCGGGGAACGGTTCCCGGTTGGGTACGGGAACGTTCACTGGCGGGGTGTTCGTGCCGGACACGGCTGCTACACCCCCGTACTTGTCGGACCGCACCACCCCGGTCCGGGTGTATGTGCGGACCGCGTCGTCGACAGCATCCATTTCGTTGCGTGGCTTGGCGGTTGCCGCCAACGGAACGGTGGCGTCCACCACGACCACGACGGCCACAGCTACCACGGCGTGGCAGGCGTACACGGCGGTCATCCCGATATCGGTCACAGCCGCGTACGTGGTCATCGACGTGCTGTGTAACACGGCGTCCGCACCGAACCTGTACCTGTCCTGCGCTGACGTCCAGTACGGGGTGACGACCCCGGCGGGATGGGCGGGCGGTGTGGGGGTTCCGCGTGTGGTGGTGTCGGCTGGTCTGCCGTCGAGCGGCCCGTTTTACGTGACCCGCGACCACGCCCTGCAACTGGCGGAAATCTGATGCAGGTCTCCACCCCGCTGTTTCAGACGACCGTGGCGGGCGCGTCGCAAACTGTCGCTCACGCCGTCAGCCTCACCCTGCCGTTGACCCGCACCAACTTGTGCCCCAACCCTAGTTTCGAGGTGTCCACGGCGTCTTGGGCGGCGTCGGGGGCCACCATCGCGCAATCGTCGACCCGCGCGGTGTCCGGGACGAAGTCGCTGCTGGTGACATGGAACAACGGTTTGGCCGCGCAGGCGGGCACGGTCGGGTTCACGGTCGCGACCCAACCCGGGCAGGTGTACACGATCAGCGCCCAGGCATGGTCGGTGTCCGCGACGCCGCCCGTGCAATTCACGGCGGCAGGCATCACCGGTTCGGGTGCACCAACGGTGATCACGGGGGCGTGGACGCAGGTCGCGTACACGTTCACAGCGCTCACCTCCTCCACCACCATCCAACTCGTCAACGCCACCGGCACCACCTCGGCCGGGTTGACCACCTACCTCGATGCGGTGCTGCTGGAAACCGCCCCGCAACCGAACGCCTACTTCGACGGTGACACCACTGACGCGGCGTGGACGGGCACCACCGGCCTGTCCATATCAGTGTTGAACACGGCGTTCGCTGCACCCACTGTCCGAACAAACCTCTGCCAGAACCCGTCTTTCGAGGCAGGGTTGACTAGCTGGACGGCAGGAGGGTCCGAACCTCCGACACTGACACAGTCGTCAACAGTCATGTATTCGAGTGTTAGTTCCATGCGGCTGGCGTGGCAAAACACGGTTACCCTTTTCGACGGGGCGTACCTGACGGCAGCCAACATCACCATCGGTCAGGCGTACACGATCAGCGCATGGGTTTACGTGCCAGCGGGGTCGGTCCCTGTCGCGGTAGCCGCATCCGGGCTGGGGGTGGGGCACTCGTCTACAGTCAACGACCAGTGGACACGGATCAGTCATACTGTCACTGCGACAGCAACCACCATCGGTATCAGTGTGTCATCTTTGTCGTCGTTCGGTGGCATGGCAGGTAAGTTCACGTACGTCGACGCGGTACTGGTAGAGCAGTCAGCGACGGCCGGCGCCTATTTCGACGGTGACACCACGAACGGTACGTGGACGGGGACCGCTGGCCTGTCTACGTCGAAACTGGCGGTCACCGCGTACTCCGATGTGGGGGTCACGGTGGAGTCGGTCACTGTGGACCGGCAAACCACCACCGACATGCCCGACGGTACCCGGCTGGTCACCGGCTACCCGGCCGCGTCGGCAACTATCGTCCTGTCCGGGTTGATAGACCAAACCCCGGGGGCTTCGAAAACGATCGCGTGGCTGCTAAACCCATCCGAATCGACTTCGCCGATGTTCCGGAAGACGGCGTTGAACTCCCCTGTCAGCATCCAAACCGGCCTGTACCTTCCCGGGTCCACCACCCCGGAGACGTACACGATTTTCACGGGCCTCGTCGACGACTACACCGTGGACATGCAAACCGGCACTGTCACGTTGACCTGCCTGGATCAGCGGAACCTCTTCACTACCGTCCCGACGTTACCGGTGGGGGCGTACTCGTCCATCGACCCCAGCAACGGCTTGAAAGCGCAACTGTTCACGTCCGGGTGGGTGCTGAACTACCTGTGCGAGTCGATCGGCCGGTACGATTCCCCACCGCTGCGGACTACGGCACTGCTGCGGCAAACCAACCACGGCGGGGCGTGGCCCGAAACGACCCCCAACGCCACCACATATGTGAAGTCGCAGCTCGGGCCGGATTGGGTGGCCGGGAAATTCAGCAACCAAGTCCCCACCAATTTCTACACTAAACTGGACGACGTCAACTCCACGGGTGTCCTGAAAAACGTTGGGTCGTCCGGCAACTCGTGGTTCATGGAATGCTGGATTCAGTCCCCGTCGTCGAACCCGGCGGCGGTCTACCCGAATTTCGCGTTGCTGAACACGTTGAACGGCACCAACACCAGTGTGCAGTTCGGCGCGCAGGGGCTCGGGCTCGGGGCGCCTCTCGACTTGTTCGCCACCGTCAGCATCAGCGGCACCTCCATCGTGATCAACCCGGCGACGTTGACGGTCCCCGCTGATGACGCATGGCATTACGTGGCGTTCGCTTTCCACTTCACCAGCACCACCGGATTCAGCACCACCTTCTACGTGGATGGCGCCACAGAAACCGCGACCGGGACAGCCGGGGCAGCCGTGCCGGCTAGTGACGTCGTCACGCAACTGATCACCTACGCGCTGGTGCCTTCCGAATCGGTGCAGGTCACGAACGAAACGGGCACCCCCGCCGCGAACACCACGTTCACACCCTCCCAGTTCGCTGATTTGGACCCGTCACTGAACCAGTTGACGGTGGTCCCTGACGTGACCGGGCAGGACGCGTGGAGTGTGCTGCAAGCTATCGCGGAAGCTGAAGGTGGCGTCGTCGGGTTCGACGAACGCGGCGTGTTCATTTTCATCAACCGGGCCACGTTGAAATCCCGCCTGTCAACCCGAACCATCACCCCCACGTACAGCCTGAAAACGTTGCAGCAGGAAGTAGGCAACTCTACTGTCCGGAACCGTATCCAGATACCGGTGAACACGTTGCAGGTGCAAACCCCGCAGGTGGTGTGGTCGGCTACGTCCGTGATCCAAGTGTCCGGGAACTCGACTTACACGACGGTGGCAACCACGGACACCCCGATCGTGGCGTTACCATCCACCTGCAACGTGATCCCTACCGGGGGTGCGGTCGCGTTCTCCGGGTACCGGGCGGCGAGGAACGCGGACGGCACGGGCGGAGCGGTCGCCAACCTGACCATGACCGTGTCGCAGATCAACTCCACGACGGTCGGGATCAGCATCAGAAACCCCAACCCGTACGTCGTGTACCTGTGTTCTCCGTCCGGTGCGGGGTACCCGGCGGCGTCGAACGGGCAGCCAGCGTTGGTGCTGTTCGCCCGGCCCGTGTCACCGACTTCGTCAGTGGTGGATTCGACGACGGCCCTCACGTCGGGGGGGACCGTCGTGGATGTTCAGTTCCCTGCCGCTGCTGACGGTGGGGCTAAATTGTCGGTGTACGGGGAGCAACTGTTGGGGATGCAAGCCAACCAGTGGTCGCAGTCCACCAGTTTCGCCACCGACTTCGCGAATGACCTGCTGGCCGACTTGTATAAGCCGCGTCCGTTGTGGCGGTCGGTGGGAGTGGTCCCTGACCCGACGGCGCAACTCACGGACCGGATGACGGTGACTGACCCGGATACGACGAAAGTGACGGATGATGCTGTGGTGTTCGGGGTGCATTTCACGGCGTCCGCGACGGACTGGTCACAAACCTTGGATTTGCGGGCGGTGTCCACTCCGGGTGGGTGGCTGCTGGGTGTGGTCGGCCGCAGTGAACTCGGAGTGAACACCTATGTCTAGAATGAGGCAGTCGTGACGCTTCCGATTCCGTCGAACGTTTTCACGGATACGCAACTGATCGACGAGGCGTTGCTGTACGCGAACGTGTTCGTCCCGATCAACACGATCTACGCGCAGTTGCAGCAGCAGGGGGGGTTCCTGTACGGAGAAACGGAAGGGACCTCCGGTAACACGGTGACGTTGACGACGCTCGCCGCCACGGCCCTCGTCCCGAACGCCGCTGTCACGTTCACGTTGGCAACGACCCGGCGGGTGCGGATACGGGCTCAAGCCCGGTACTCGATGGCCAGCGGCGCGTCGGGGGCCTGCTCGGTGACCGCCGCCTACGTAGCGGGGGGCACGGCAACGTTGACGGGGGTGGTCCTGCTGGGGCAGTCGAACGCCAACCAGGTTTCCACGACAACAACCGGGGGCGCCGGGTCCATAGCGTGCGCGGCCGACCATACCGTGTTGCTGACGGCGGGGCAGTGGACTGCGTTCCCTGTGGCTGTCCGGACAGCGGGCGGTTCAGCGACAGACACGGCGCTTCTCGGGTTGACCGCCGTTTATGACGCGGGGAACACGTAAATCATGGGTGCGGAGACTAAGGTTCGGGAATGACGTCACCTGCTGAAGGTATTCACGACCATCCCGTGTTGAAGCTCGGCGCGAGGACTGGTCGGCTAGCGTCAAACACGCCCGTGCTACTCGCCCGGGATTTCTTGACAGCGGTCCCTGCACATCCGGTCGCTGACCCGATCCCGGGGTTCACCTACCCGATGGACCGTAACGACCAGGCTGGGGATTGCGTTGTCGCGTCGGGGGATCATGCGTTGCAGCTCGTGGAAACCCTGCTGACGGGGTCGTACGTGAACTGGAGCGACGCGCAGCTACTCCGTGCGTACCAGTCGCAGAACCCGGGGTTCACGTCGTGGGCGGACGCTGGCGGCCCCAACGACCAAGGAATGGACGTACAGGCATTCCTGTCGTGGATGGTGAAGCAAGGGCTCATTCTGGGTTTCGCGAAAATCGACCCCACTAACGAGGATGAGGTGAAGGCAGCGGTCTGGTTGTTCCTCGCGGTCATCACCGGTCAGGACATGCAGGTCGCGCAGCAGTCCGGCGACGTCTGGGACTACGTGAAAGGCTCCCCGTCTTGGGGTGGGCATGCGACCGTGTGGGGTGGCTTCCCGGGTAGCCCCGACGACATTGACACCGTGTCGTGGAGTGCCGTGTATGAGATGACGCAGGCGTTCGTCCAGCATCAGGTGACTGAAGCGTATGTAATCGTCACGCAAGCCCATGTGGATCATGCGGCGTTCAGGGAAGGGTTTGATCTCGTCAAGTTCGGTGAGGCCTTCACCCAGTTGACGGGCCGTCCATTTTCAGTGGTCATCCCCGAACCCGGTCCCACACCTGACCCTGTACCAGTACCTCCGCAGCCTGTTCCTGCGCCTACAGACGTGGATACGCAGTTGGCTGACGCGGCTAAAACGTGGCTGAACCACCGCTGGCATACCCATGCACAGACGGAGGGGTTACGTGGCGCACTCACCGACTGGTTGGACGTGCATTACCCGCCGAGTAACGGCACGGGTGGACGGCACAGCGTCTAGCGCCCGGTGACGACGTAGTAGGCGACTTGTGCGGCGGTCGTCGACGCGGTGAGGCTCGTCATGGCGACAGCGGCGATGGCGAGCAGGGCAGCGGTGACGGGGGCGTTGCGGCCGGTGAGGTAGCTGCGGAGTCGGGTTCTCATGCCGCGCATCATCACACGGCTATTGACCAGTAGTCAAGGGCTACCGGTTGTAGACCAACACGCTAACTTGTCCAGTGGAGGCTACTGCGGCGTATAGCGAGTCGCCCTGCTCAAGGTTCAGCGTGAAATCCTGCTCGCCGCTCTCCAGGAAGAACCCGTACGGAGGGGACGGAACGATGGTGTCGTCGCCGATCACTACGATGGTGTTGGTCTGTATCTGAACAGTGACGTCTCCCTCCAGTTCGCTGCCGTCAACGATCAGAGTGGGCGTGCTGGTCAGATCAACCGTCTTGCTGATCAACATAAAGGTGTCCTTAACTTGTAGGGGTGACGTCAGTACCGCCGAGTAGGTTCCGTAGAGCGTCATGAGCAGCGGCTTCTGTGTCGAACACGCCCGTCAGCCCGAAGTGGTCCGTGGCACCGAACGCTGAGTAGACCTCAATCACCCACGTGGTGTCTTCCTTCTCCCGGGGGACGACAAACAGGCCGCTGTCGCTGTCCAAGTTGAAGTAGCCACTGGTGCTGCCAGAGTTGATGACCCGTACCCACCTAGCCATGCCTAAACCCTACCAAGACGTCGGGGTCCCCGTGTAGGCGCGGACCGCGAGCTGCCACTGGGGGGTTCTGTCGGCCACGGGCCACGTCTGATCAACCGATCTGATCCCAATATCGGTCACGATCGGCCAGCCTGCGTCACGGCACAACTGAGCTACGGCTGCACCTGAGCATTCCCATAGATGTACGTCCCCGGACCAGCGCCCGGCGCCGTACCTGAGCGAGTCCAGACTGTGGTAGGTGAAGTCGAATGTGCCGTCGGCGATCATCTGTTCCGCTAGGGGGACGTCCGGTCCGACGATCATCATCAACGCGCCCGTTGGGTCCATGCATGGCAACAACCGGGTCAGCAGATCTGTACATTGATCGACCGTCAGGTGCTCTAGGACGTGCCCCAGGTAGGCATGGGTAACGCTTCCCGGCTCCCACGGCAACGGCCCCGTCAAGTCCACCTCTTGATCCTTGCGGTGCGGGGAACCGAAATCGACGTTCGTCCAAGCTTCCGCATACCTGTCGCCGCATCCGAGATTGAGCCTCATAGAAGCACCGGACTCGGAATGGGTATCAGCCAACGCCCGCCACGCATCGTGAACGCTAGGTTGTTGCGCATGATCTGTGGGGCGTAGTTCCATGCCAGAACCAGCACCGTGCCTGCCGGGTCAAGTACCTTCGGCGTAGGCGGTTTGATCGGTATCCCGGTGCCCGGGATGAACCGCCCCTGTTTCGCGGGAGTGGAATCGACCACGTAGTCGACGTGGTCTGCGGTGAGGCCGCAGAAGTTCAGCAGCGTCGTCGCTTTCGCGGGGGCGCCGTAACCGACCAGCAGACCGTTGTACGTGGCCTCATCCACCGCGTCGAGCAGCCGGACACGGATACGGTCCGCACGGCCTTGGAAGCCACGGTAAGCCCCCATCCCCCGTAGCCACGCCTCTGATGCCCGGATACGTTCCACCCGCTCAGACGGCGACACGGACCGCGCCAACACCACCCTGAGTGAACCGCCCTGCCTATCGGTCAGTTCAGCGTCCGCGACATGCAGGCCCCACCGTTGAGCCGCGCTTTCTAAACTGGTCAGGGAGAAGAAGTTCCGGTGCTCGTGATACACCAGATCGAACGCGTTGTTCACCAACAGATCCGGCAGGTACTGCACCTCGATGTAGGCGACACCGTCCGCAGCCAGCAAATGTTGGATGCCGTCCAAGACGTCAGAGACTGATTCGACATGAGCCAAGACGTGGTTCGCGATGATCACACCAGCCGGGCCATGCTCATTGAGAAGTTGCTCGGCGATCAGTTTCCCGAACGGGACGTTGACCACGTCGAGGCCACGCTTACGGGCATGGTCGACGGGACCACCTGCCGGATCGACACCCAACACGGGGCATTTAGCGGCGGCGAAGTGCCGGAGCAGGTCACCGTCGTTGCAGCCGATCTCCACCGTGAACCGTTTTGCCAACTCGCCATGCCGAGTCAGGACTTGGCCGGCGTAGGAGGCGTGGTACTCGGACAGCGGGGGCGACGCTGACGAGTAGAACGAATAGCCGGTGCCGAACAGCACGTCGTGGTCGACCACGTCCAGCAGTTGCACGAGCCGGCATCCGTTGCACACCGCGAGCTGCAACGGATGCGTTTCTGACAGTTCGTCAGCCGATGCCGTGTAGGCGTCCGCTACCGGGGACATCCCCAAATCAAGGAATAGCTCTAGGTCGTCGTACCCGCAGGACCCGCACTGTTCACGTCTCATGACCCCGCACCTTCCATCGCGTCTGCCGCGTAGTAGCCGCCCGGGACGAACCGCAGCTTCGTGTGCTCAGTAGGCGCTCCCTCTTCTGGGGGGAGAAGCCGCACCGGCAGCACACGAAAATCGAAACTGACCCGAGTGTGACCCGTCTCGTTGATTTTGTTGCCGTGGCGTCGTGTCGCCGCCGAGAACTCCACTAAATGCCCGGGATCAACATCGGGGGCGTGTAGCACGCCGTCGTCGGCTTCCACCCACACACTGCACGTGTCGTAGGCGGGGGTAAGTGGTAACCAGAACGACCGCTCATCGACCGGATGGTGGTATTGGGCGTCAGTGTGGAATTCGCCGACCGCGACATTACCGGGGAGATGCACCCGGAACGTTGGCACCGCCTGCCAGTAGAAAGGTTCATTCACGAGCGGACCGATCTCGTCTCGGACGAACCCAGCGAACAGTCCGCGCCACGCTTCGAACCCACTGTAAAACGAGGCGTGCCACGGGCTTTGCTGATCAGTCCGCCAAGTGCGGCGCGGCAAATCCGCTGACAGGTTAGACAGGTCATCCACTCCGAGTGATTCAGCCACTAACTCCGTGAACGGGTACTCGTCCAACGGGTAGGGCCGCACCGTGAACGGCACCGTCATCCCAAACCCCATTTCTCTTGATACAACTGCGCAGCCAGACGGCACATCTCCGCTGACTCTTCCGACGCGTACCCCATAGGATTGTGGTGGTGCGTGTCCACGTCCACGACGACGACACGCTTCCCGGCTGCCCGAACCTGCATGCCGATCTCGTCGTAGCCGTGGTAGCCGGTGAACCGGGGGTCGAACCGCAAGTTGGCTAGTAGCCACGGCGACAACACCATGACGCTGCCCTCGATAAGGGTGACGTCGCCTTCCCGCTGCCCGAAGTCGATGTTCATCACGTCAGTGAGTTGATGACCTACGGGATTGTGGTTCCACCAGTAGATGGAATCGCCACCACCGCCAGCGACACCCACTAAGCCAACATCGGGGTCGACTAGCGGTGCGAGCAGTTTCGCTTCCGCATCAGGGTCAGTCAGTTCCAGGTCGTCATGCAGCAGAATCAGCGCATCCAGGTCGTGCCTCGCGAACGCAGCGGCAACGATGGTGTTGTAGGCGTGAACGATGCCCGATTGGCCAGATAGCGCCATCATCGGCCGGCCAGTGGTGCGGGGGGCGACGTTCGCCACGAACTTGTCCCACGAACCGACACACACGCCGTAGCCAACTGTCACCGAAATCCCCATATCGATTGGAACGTGTCGCCGTCGCGTCCAGCCTGCTCAGCGAGTTCCGGCTTGCTGTTGGTGTACTCGCCGATGCGCTCGTTGGTGGCGATCGCTCCGGGCACAATCAGGGTTCCGCCGCTCTGCCTAGCCAGCATGTCGATGTGAGTGTCGGTCCACCACCAATGCAAAGCCTCATTGGCTCGTAGACCCCGTTCACCGGGGAGCATGAAACACCACGGGCACATCCTGTCGGTGCCGTTGGAAAGTTGCGTCAACAGGTACGGCTCCACGATCGGGCCGTACGAGTGGGTAGACGCCGCTGCCGCTGTTGAGTGTGCCCGTAGAGCCCCGGACACCCGGTCGAACCAATCCGACGGCATGAACACGTCATCGCACAGAAGCGCTACATCCCATTCAGCGCCGGGCCGCGAGTCGCGAATGCTGTCTAGTTGACTGTTCCACAGGTAGGCAAGGTTCGGGGGCTGCAACAGGTCATGAACAACAGTGACGTTCGCTGGCCACTCATCATCAGACACGGGCGGATCAGAAGCATTATCAACGATGACCACGTGGTCTACTTGCGGGAACACCGACTCAACACATTCCCACAGCAGCGCTGGACGGTTGTGCGTGAGGACGACCGCGAACCTAGGTGGTGTCATGAAGCTATTCCTCTGCCCGCCGTGTTTGCTCCGTGCATGAAATACTGCCATGTTCGTTTGCCGACGACGTGATGAAACTCGGCGCCAGCATCCAACAGCTTCAACAGGGCTAGGTAATCCTCGCAGTCACCGGACACTGGTACTTCCGGCATCGAGTTAGGTTCCGGGAACCCGCTAGTAGCACGTATGGCATCAGTGCGGACCATATGAGTGATGGGGATGAAGCCGCCGCGATGAGCGCCGCACCATGAGCAGAGCGGACCTAGGCGCGAATCGAGATGGTCGCGTTGCTGCGGACCGAACGGAACGTTGATCGGCTCAGCTATGAGGACACCGTCCTGGCAGCAGGCGAGCGGGTCGCGCCCTCCGACGAACTCGGCGTAGGTGAAGACGAGGTCGGCGCCGGACTCGTTCTGCCCGTCCACTAGTGTCTGTACATGATCCGGGAGTAAAACATCATCATCATCAAGCCACCCCAGGAAAGGGGTTTGCACACGTGGCAACGCCGCGTTGCGTGTCGCGGCAGCACCACGACGGTCCGCATCTAACTGGATGATGACTGCCGCGACAGGAACCGTTTGAGCATTAACTGACCCCACCGCTCGCGCTAGTAGATCTTCGCGGCCCGGAATAGTGGGGATGACGATGGTCACGTCACCGCTGCGTGCTGTCACCACCGGATATTCTCCGGACGTCCGGAGGAGTTGGCACCATGATGCATCCAAAGCCAAGTGCGCTCCGGAAGGTGCACGATCTTTGCGCCCATTGACACGAGGCTCAGAATTAATACCCAGTCTTCTTGACTGGCCACAGTACCGTCCATGCCGCGCCATCCCCCCGCGTCCCGGATCACCTCAGTGCGGGCGAGGAACGTGACCGGGAACTGGTACGGGCCGAATTCAGTTAGGTAGTCCTCCCAGTTACGGCCGAACGCTTCTGGCATAGGGTCGCCCCCGCCACGCACTTCGTACCAAGGAAACACTAGGTCAGCATTGGTGCGCTGAACCTCGGCGAGCAGGTGTTCCAAGTGCATCGGTAGCAGCTCGTCGTCGTCATCGAGTGGACACGTGTATTCGGTAACCACACGGTCTTGCGCCCGCTGCCGGGTAGCCGCTGCTCCTTCCCGTTCAGTGTCTTCTTGAACGATCACCGTATCGGGTTGCAGGGTTTGTGCAGTGACGGAGGCCAAGGCTCGCTGCAGCGTGTTCGCACGCGGCGCCACCGTTGGAATGATCACGCTTACCCCGGGGATCATGAATCTGCTGCTCTCTCCCAAGCGTGTACGAATGACCCGATGTGTCGCTCTAGCGTCTGGTCGGCTGCCCATTCGGCGCCTCGCTGCCGCATCCGCTCGTACTCCGCATCGTCGTTGAGGAGCCGGTTCACCATGCGAGCCCATTGGCCGCGTGACTGGGCGATCAGCCCGGCGCCGGATTCGGCCACCATCCGCTTGTATTCGGACGTGGGGGACGCAACGAACGGAATACCCAAAGCACACATCTCGGTGGGCTTGAGCGCACTTTTGCTCTCATTAAACGCAGACATCTCTAAAGGTGCGATCCCGACACCCATGTTTTCGGCGATCAACTTCCAGTAGGCGGGAATGTCCGGGTCCCACGTAGCCCCCAACGACACCCGGCCAGGCGGTACCTTCAACGCGTCCGCGACGCCCCTATCGTCACCCACGATCGAGATCGGCGCCTGCACCTTCGCCAACCCACCCTCAGTTGCTTGCAGATCAGCCGGGTGCACACCCAGGGTGCCTGTCCAGCCCACTGTGCGCCTCGCTGGCGACACCGCAGGACGCAACGCTAGACACGCTTCCGGTAGCCGGTTACGGACCACCACGGCCTTCTCAGGGCCGTACCGGGTCAACGCGGGAGTGCTGACAGTGAGCAGGTCAGCGATGGCAATGGTTTTCGCGGCCCAATCCCGGTTATGCCACGGCTGTTTCTTCGGATCAATGAACGGTTCAACCGTGTTTCGGCGGTGCACCGCATGCAGGTCGTCATCCAGTTCCACCACCACTTTGATGCCCTGCCGCTGCGCCTGCACCGCGATCGCGTACGTGGCCTGCATCAACGGCCGTTGCAGCACCAACACATCGCAGTCATGCCGCAGTTCGTGCACTTCCGTCACGCCGGACGGGTGATGGGTGGCGACAACTTGGATCTCCGCGAACCATTCCGCATCCACCCCGATCGACCTAGCGACCCGCACCGGCTCCCGAATCCTGTAGTACGAGCATGCGCCGTCGTCCATCGGGATCAGGTGGACTTTCACGCCTGTGATTCTACTTGACTACCAGTCACGGGACCTAGCCGGACACGAAGGTCAGGTGATCTCCACCAGCAGGTTCCCGGCGCGTTTAGGGATGATCTCCGGAGTATCGCTGACCCGCACCCACGCCCAGTACTGGCCGGGCGGGTAGGTGAGGCTGGCGCCGATGAGAAGCCCGGCGCGGATCTTCCACACAGCGCCGTTCTGCTGCACTAGGTCAGCGGTGTGCCACGTCCCGGGGGTGTCGTAGGAACCCAGCGAGATAGAGACCAGGGAGGTGGTGATGTTGTGCTTCTCGGCGTCCTCGAAATCCACCCAAAGATATTCGACAGCGCCGTTGGTCAGGTCGATGGTGCGCAGTTCGCAGTTCGTCAGGTACTGCGGCTGCGTCATGGGTTACCTTCCGTCATGGCTGATCCTCGGTCTGATTCTACCGACACGGACAGCCGCCCCGGCTCAACCTCGACGTTGACAACGTCCACGTCGCGGACCGGAGGGGGTGTCACCCCGGGCAGTGGGACGGGCTGACCGAGTTGGTTACGTCGCCGCTGAGGCAGCCACCGGAGGCGCCTTGTCGGCTGGAGTGGCAACGACTGTGCGGTGACGATGACGACCTGCGCGGGTACCGGCTGAGCCTGACGCGCACGGCGAGCAGTGAGCGGCCACGCCCGGCGCCGAACTGCAGGCGGGGGTAATGTGACAGTGACCGTGAGCGGCACTGTGACACGGGCACGCCGAACCAGCAGCGGCCGGAGCAAACGGCGGGTCGGCTGCGGCGGTAGGGCTTGCACTGTGACCACAACTGTTACGGTCGGGACAGGCTGGATAGCGCCGCGCCTAGGTACTAGCGCCACCCGAGGTGGGCGTCTTGTCGGCTGCGGTGGTAGCGGCTGAACCGTGACAACCGCAACCTGCGCTGGCACTGGCTGACCCGGGCGCGGTCTGCGGACCGGCACCCACCCCCGTCGCCGCACGGTCTGCGGTGGAAGTGTGACGGTGACTGTAAGTGGCGGCAGCGTGGCGCGTGGCCGACGCGCGAGTAGCGGCCGTCCGGGTCGGCGGGTCGGCTGCGGCGGCAGGGCCTGAACCGTGACCACGACTGCAGCGGCCGGGACTGGCTGCGCTGCCCGGTGCTTCGCTTGGATCGGTGATAGCCGTGGGCGCCGGGCAGGTTGCGCAGGCAATGCTTGGGCAGTTTGGACGACAACCTGCGCTGGGACGACTTGAGCGGCGCGATGCCGAGACGCGGTGAGCAGTCGAGGCTGACGGCGTCCCGGCTGTGGTGGAAGCGCTTGGATTGTGACGACCACGACCGGGGCCGGGACGGGCTGCCCCGTGCGGGGCCTGCGCGGCGGCAGCCACGTTCGGTGGCGTGCAGCCGGCTGCGGCGGCAGGACGCCCGCGACCCTGATCGGTGCTGCGGCGGGACGGGGCCGACGGCGCGGTAGTTGGATTCGACGGCGGGTCGCCCCCGATGGTGGCAACGGGACGAACGGCGCCCGGAACGTGGCGACCAGGGCGAGTTTGCTGAACGTCGAGGACGTGCTGCTGAACGTCAGCGTCCCGGTCGCTGCGGCAGTGCCCTGGGTGAGATCACCGAGGACTGAACTGCCTGACGCGCCCGCACCGTTGCTGGACGCCAGCGACGTCCAACCACCGGGGAGACTGACCGTGGCCGGCGAATCCGCATCCATCGCGTATGCGGCCAGCAGAGTGTTGTCCCCGCCAGGGGTGAACGAGGCGACCGTGACCGAGGACGTGCCGTCAGCCGAGGACCCTTTCTGGATCGCATCGGCGAACGGGTCACCCGAGGTCGCACCGCCCGTGACCCGTCCTGCGACACCTGACGCGAACGCCGGGGCCGTGCCACCGACAGTGTTGACCGTCCACGAGTAGGTGCCGCTGTCCGACCCGGTGGCGTACTTGTAGGCGATGATCAGCGCGTGGTTGTTCGCACCGTTAACAGCGTGCGTGACGATGTCCTTGATGAACCATGTACCTGCACCAGTTGGCGCGGTGAACGCGGTCGCATCCGGAACGGTGGCGTTGAACCATGCTGCGTAGATGTAGGCGACGATCAGCGACCCGGACGCCACCCCTGACGGCACCGGCACAGCGACGGTAGTAGTGGTGGTGTCAGCGATCGTGCCGTTGCTGGCGATGATGGGCGCGGCCATCTAAACCAGCGCCCCTCTCGCGGTTCGAGCTACGGTCAGACTTCGATCTCGACGGACAGTTTGATGAAGTGCCCAGCGGGCAGGGTGTTACCGATGTTGACGAACGCGATGCCGTTCGCGGTGCCGATCGGGCAGATCAGCTCGTCGTAGGCCTCCCACCATTCGGGCAGGTAGGACTGGGTGTTGCCGGTGATCGTGAACAGCGGGTTCGCTGCGACGGTGGGGCCGGTGGTGCCGATCGTCGTCGCGGTGGTAACGATGATCCCCGTGGTGGGGTCGGTTTGCAGGGTGTGCGTCTCCAACGGCTGCCCGAGTACGGCGGCAGCGAGGCCGGTGCCGGCGGGGGCGACGGTCTGCCGGTGGATCGCCACCGCGAACTGCTGCGACGTCGGAACCACAGCAGTCGTGGTCAGCAGTCCGATACCGACGCGGCGCAGACGGAACCCCGCCGTAGCGGAACCGCCCCAATAGCCGATGTAGCCGTTGACGGTGGTGGTCGCATTGGCGCCAGCGAGTTGGGCCGTCTGGGACACGACGGAGGTGGAATAGCGTGCCATAGCAGAAGTCTCCTTCGGGGGTACCGTTACCGCGCATCGTAGGCCATGCCACGGCAGAAAGTACGTAGGACACCGCTTGTATGCGGAAACCCCGGGACGCTAGACCCACAATCCCCAAAGTGCGCGTCCCGGGGCCTCAGCTTTCCGTCTTCCCTGCGCCGCCCGAAGGTTTGACGCCTAGAGGGAAGGGAACACCCCGAAGCTTAACGGCAGTCGTGACTACCAGTCAAGGGCTACAGGGAGGTGTTAATTCTTCGCTTACCGGCCCAAAGATCAACAGTGCCGAGTGTGGCGCCGCATCCGCATCCGCCGTCCCTACCGGCGATCACCGTCCCTGCGTCCGTGTGCAACGTGTACCCGGTACGAACATTGCCCTCGAATGAGGTGAGCGGCGCCGTGAACACGACCACAGGTGCCGGGTATTCGTTCCGCCACACCTCTACGTTGCCGTCAACGACAGCAACCCGCGTGTTCATGAACGTGGTCCCCGACTCAGCTAACAGCGCGCTAGCTGGGAACAAGTCGAGTTGGATGACGACGTCGGTCACGGCTTGAGTCTAGTCGCTGAACGCGGCACGGATGAGATGCTGCCCCACGACCATCGCTGTGCCGTCCGACGCGTCCCTCAGCGCGAGTTCAGCCCGGATCTCGGCGTTCACCCGGGTCAGGCGGTCGATCTCCGCTACGAGCTCCACACGGGTCGCCTTACGCCACTGGGTCACCACGTCTCACCCCGCATCAGTTTGGCCAGTGTCTCCAACGACACCGGTTTCAGATCCCACGCGTCAACACCCACATGCAGTTCGTGGCCGCTGGTCACCTGCTCTTTCGAATGAGTGTGGCCGTGGAACAACCACTCCCCAAGGTCGGGTAGGCGCCACTGTGGGTACCGCGCCTCGAATCCACGATCCGTCGTGTACGGCAAATGTGACAGCAACACAACCTGCCCGTTCACTTTCCGCCGTGCCGCCATCTGCACCGACTCAAACACGCCCATGTAGGTGCGTTGATGCTTGAACGATTCACGGTGCATCGGATGGCACGTGTCGTGATTCCCGGGGATCAGATGCTTCACGCCGGGAAGTTTCCCGAGCATCCCGAGCGCCGCATCCGGCTTACCCATCGCGAGATCACCCAACACCCACACTTGATCCCCGGCACGAACCGTGTCGGCCCAGTTGTCGCAGAGCGCCTGATCGTGGGCAGCGGTGTCCTCACCGAACCCCCGCAACCCACTGACCAGACGATGCCCGAAATGCTGATCAGAGGTGAGCCAAACCGTCATTGCAGGCCCCGCAGGTGATCCAGTTTGCGGCCGAGCCACCACAACAGGCCAGTGCAAGCCCACCCGAGGCTCAGCGCCACCGTCCACATGATGTACAGCCAGACGGGCCGGAAGTCACCGATCAGTGTGACAAACAGCCACAGGCTCGTGAACAGTGAATCCACCAGCATCATCAACTTAGGATCGTTGGTCACGCTGTCTCCCGGTGGCTACCCCGGTACCGTCCGGCCCACCGCCCGTACCCCCACTGGGCACCAACCACAACCCCGTAGCAGGTGTACACGCAGGCCATGACCAGAGCGAACACGATCGCTGCGATCAGCCACACCAGCCCGACGATCAGGGCCGCAACCGGATGGTTGAACGCGACTCCCTGGGTGGTGGTCATAACCGAAAACACTAGACCGCTAGTGACTACTAGTCAAGGGAGTTAGTGGGCCGGGCCGTAGGTGTCGACGATCGTCCCCTTGTACTTGCAGCCGTCGTCGAAGTCGTGGCCGGACTGCCAATCCTGCAGACGCGACACCTGCGACTGCGTGATCGGGCGGGTGAACGGAACCGTCACGGTCTGCCCGTACGGCACGTTCACTTTCTTCGTCATGACGATCGACGGGTGCGCCAGTTGGGGGTAGGTGACGGTCACGGTGAGGACGATGCCGACGTTGCCCGTGTTCTCCACGTCAACCTCAGCGTTCAAGTCCGCTGCGTGCGTCTCGTAGTTGTCGAGGTCGGAGGACAGTTCGTACGCGCAAGTGCCGGTGACAGTCCCAGCCGGGTCCGGAGTAGCAGGCGGCGGTGGTGCTTCGCTCGTCGTCTCCGGCGTGCGTTCGGGGGCTGCCGGGGCGGATGTGGACGGCTCCGTGTGGGTTGTGGCGACACGCGCGGCCTGCTTCTTCCCACTCGACGCTGCGCTACCGACACCAGCGGCCACCACGAACACAACCACCCCTACAAGCGTCCACCGGACCCAATGCCGGTTTTTCTTCACGGGCGGGGGTGGCGGGAATTGGCCACCGAACTGCTGATACGGGTACTGCTCGGGCATGACTGTCTCCAAAGTAAATCGAGGAATGAGGAATGAGGTTTTTAGGGCGGGGTCAGGTTCAGTGGTGAGGGTGGTGGCGGTGTCCGTGGTGATGACGATGCGGGTGATGGTGGCAGCGCGGGGACGGCGGCGGGGTTTGATGCCCCGCACCGGGCCAGGGGCTCACGGGCGGCGGATTCGTGATGATGATCGTCACGGGGTTCGTTGGCCGGGCGGGGGCAGGCGCGGGGGTTCGGTGGAGCAGCGCGAGCAGAAGCAGGGCGTGCATGGGGGATTCCTCCCGGTAGTGGATGTTTGCTATTCCCGGCAAACCTACAGGGCTATTGACTAGTAGTCAAGGGCTAGCGGTATCGGTTACCTAGCACCTGCCCACCCAGCGCCGCACCCACCCCCGACGGCAAATTCAACTGCTGCGGAGGGCGACGAACCAGCACCTTCACCGGATGGCCGAGTAGTCGGTCTAGAGCTTGCGTCATGGCATCAACCTGGTCATCGTTGGTGCTGTTCGGGAACGTCGCGCACTCATCGACGAAGCCCTGCACCCATCGGGACAGATTCTCTGACGGGATGAACGCGTGCCGCGACTCGATGAACGGCGACACCGCGACCGCTCGGGCGTACTTGCCGTCCCTCACCTGCACCGGCACGAGCCCCGTGACCTCCCGCCGCAGATGGTCGATTACGGCGGTACCGTTCGCCTTGTCCTCCACGAGCTTCAACCGGGTTTGCGGCCACTCCTTCGAGACGCGTTTCACTGCCTCCACGGTGCCTGTGAACGACAACCGTTCATGCACCTGATCCAGCAGGTACGCGTCGTTACCCCAACGTCCCCACACCTGGCACACCACGTAGTCGGAGGCTTTCGTGTCTTTGAATGCGCAGTCCCACGACTGGATCACCTCATCGGCGCCGAGCGCGAGCATCGTGCCGTCCGGCTGCCGGATCGCTTTCGGGGTGTCGTAGTACACCCAGTACGGCCGTTTCAGCAGCGTGCCCTCAGCCGGCGCTGGTTTCCCCTGATACAGCGCCGCCCATGTGGATGGGGATTTCTGCTGGGCGAGCCAGTCCGGCATGCGGTTACCGCGAGCTGAGATCATGTACTCGCCCGGTTCGCGCCCTAACGGGTCTGTCTCGCCTTTCTCGGGCCGATGGTCTGCCTGTGTGGGGACGTTCAGCACGGTCCACGTGTCAGCGTCACGGACCTGTAGACGCCCCGTCAAGTCGTCCTCATGCCAACGTGTTTGCACCACCACCACGATCGCACCCGGCCCGAACCGGGGACGCGCGGCGTCGGTCCACCAGTCCCATGCACGTTCCCGGTACACCTGCGACTCGGCTTGCGCACGGTCCTTCACTGGGTCATCGATGATCAACACATCTACGGGTCGCCCGGTGATCGCAGCATCCAACCCGGCAGTGATCAGGCCACCACGATGCGGCGACTCGTAACCCTTGCTGTCTTTCGGATGCTTCCCGTCCAACGCCCACTCATGCGCAGCAGCCGTGTCGCCTTTCACCTTCAACCCGAGTTCCGGATGGGAGATGATCAGGTTGCGGATGGCGCGACCCCAGCGACGGGCGATCGTCGACTCGTAGGAGGCGATAGCGATCCGCAGATCCGGGTTTCGCATCAGCAGCCACAGCGGGAAGTACATCGCGCAACGCGTGCTGTTTCGGGTTGGCAGTAGGGTGCGTCCAGCTAGGAACGTGTGGTCCGCGCTGTCGACCTCTATGCATCGGACGGGGACCGATGCGGATTCCTCAGCCCAGACGTACCGGACTCGGGCAACACTTGAGTCTGCACACCGCTCAGCCTTGCGGGGCAGGTGCGCAGCGCCCTTGCGGAAGAACCTCACGCGGTACTTCTCGCCGCAATCTTTGCCGTTGAGAGTTGCCCGGCCCGTTCGGAGAGTGGCCTTAGCGCCAAGGCTGAACACGAGATGCACGACGTCTTCAGCGATCCGGCGAGACATGGTGCAGAACTCCACTTGACCTCGCGGGTCGACGTACCCATCGGTGTCCACTAGGCCCTGAAGCAGGGCTAGCCTCTGCTTCTCTGATCCACGCAAGTAAGCAGTGGGGATGTGCTTATTTTGGATCAAGTCGAGTTGCTTTAGGGCCTGACGGAAGCGGCTGCCCTTGGGGCCCTGTTCATGCGCAGCGGCGAAACTGTAGCCGTACTTGGACTGATCTTTTCGGACAGGCCAACCAGCATCCGCAAGTCGGTCACGCACTGCCACATCGTCTAAATGGCTGGTTAGGCGAGCGCCTAGTGAGTGACCGTCTCCTAGCCAGACGCCAAGAACGTAGGGGTCTAGCGGTACATCAACGTCGGGCAGATTAAGAGAAGCGGGACCCGTGATCTGGAAGTTTTTGGCTCGCCGAATGGCTAGGTCAGTTGTCTCGTGCACTCGCTCACGGGGGTTGTTGCGAGAGACCTTCCCGATCCACTCGTGTGCAGCATCTGCCACGATGGCCTCACCATCACCGGCACGCACCGTGTAGCAGGGGCGGTCAGTCCAGACCGGAGACAGCCACGTGACCGCGCAGGGGTCGCCGTTGCGGTCGAAAACTTGGTCGCCGACCCGAAGCGCGCCCATCGTGGACCAGCCGTCAACGGTAGCCACAGGCGTATCTAGGGCGAGAGCCTTACCTTCCTGAGGTGCCAGCGCCACCATCAGCCGACCGTACGGCTTACTGGCCTCAACTAGCCGCTGGTCGATCAGCTCCAATGCGGGGGTTTGCACAGTCTGCGGGTCAAGAATCCCGGCCAGTTCGCCGGGTGTCGCCGCGTCTTTCGCGAGTCGCAGCGTTCCCTCCAGCTTCGCGGCGGCCATCTCCCACACGGAAAGGCGGCCAGCAGTCATGCACTGATCATAGTTGACCGGTAGTCAAAGGACCGGAAGATGCGGCACCGGGAATCGAACCCGGAACCCAGCCTCGGAATGCTGGCCTATCGCAGCTAGGGAGAAGGACGAACCAGCGATTCCCTAGCCGCTGCGCCACCTATGGGAGCCGCCCCAACTTCCGCATCTTCCGGCCCTTGAACGGTCACGGCGAACCAGGATGTCTACTGGCAGGTGTCCGTGGGTTCGGGAGGGATGAACCACACCGGGCCTTGTCGCCGTGACCACGTTCAAGCCTAGCCAGTCCCGGAGGACGACTAGGAGTTAACCCCCACTGTGATGGAGCGGTTATCGGACCGTGGGCGTCCTTGCGTGTGGGCGGGGACTTGAACCCCGCTCTTAACCGGTCCGCTGCAGCGGCCACACACCCCAACGTTTTTAGACACACTCTCGCGAGCATGGGACGTTGGCAACCTAGCCCCTAGCGTCAGTATCGCACTGAATCTCCCCGCTTCATGCGGCCGCATCCACGGAGCGCATGTCTGTTCATGCTGCCCTAGGGTTCAAGGGAAAAGTTGGGCTGACGCTACCCCGTCGGGTAGCGGTCTTTCAACAGCCAGTACGGTCATGAGTCGGCTTTCAGGCCGTCTCTCCGTAGCAACTTCTCCGCAGCGGCCATCCGCCGAATCGAACGGCGACGCCTCAGGTGATCAATCCATCGGCGAACCTATCTGGCCTACGTCAGCGGGTGGGACAACTGCACAGCACTCGGCTGATGGGTTGAACCGCTGACGTTCAGTGAAACCCTAAACGGCCTAGTGACTACCTGTCAAGGGGCTAGGCGGGTAGATCGAATTCCCCGGCGGCGCAACCCTTGACCCACGCTGCAAACTCGGCAGGCGTGAACCGCAGGACAGGGCTGGCGTCGCCTAGCTTCGTATCCCTGATCAGGATGTCGCCGTCGCCGTCACGGCGGGTCTCTACGCATGCGCCGCTGTTACTGAAGGACGACTTTGCCCACCCGACCTGTACGCAGTTCCCGTTGCCCTGCGAGTAGCTGGATTTACGCCACTGAATCCCGGTCATGCTGTCGCCTCCTGATGCGCCTGGTTGTACGCGTCCTGAATGCTCGCCTTGATTCGGCCACGGTTGCTCACCTGATGGCCCGCATTCCGAGCCCACTCCCTGATAGCGGCAAGCTGCTCCGGGTCGGTACGGGCAGGCTGACGGCCGTTACGGGGTGCCTTAGCCTTCGCGGTGTCCTGCCGGATTTGCCGGCCTGCTTCCATGAACGGCTCCAGCGCGTTGTACAGCTTCTCCTTGTTCGCGCCGGTCAGGTCGATTTCGTAGCTGAAACCGTCGACAGAGAAGGTGACGAGCGACGCCCCGGTAGGCGTGCCGTCCATGTCGTCGACGAGGGTGGTGTTCGTTACGGTGGCCATGCGGAAGTCATCTCCAGAGTGTGCTGGGTGAGTGAACTATTTTACGCTGCTACTAGCGGGTAGTGACAAGTTCCCGTTCCTGCCGCTGCTCAGTGGGGCTTAGGGCTACCCAGCCTGTCGGGGTGCGGCGGACAATCCAGGAACCGCCTGTCACATCCTGCCCGATTCGCGCCCACAGGATAGCGTCGGGTAGGCGTGTGAACGTCGCGCCGAGTCCACAAGAGCGGGTACGTCCCGATGACTTCCCGGCCATAGAGTTGAGTGTACGTGACTCACGGCTGTGGGTAGTTTCCGTCCGCTAGCCGTTTCACTTCGCCGCAATTGCAGTAGGCGTAACCGTCGATCACCGTGTACGCCTGATGAATATGCGGCACGACAGGTTGCGGGCGGTGCCTGCCGTGGCGTTGATACCGACCCAGATAGGCGGTGAGCGGGCGGCGCAGAATGATCACGTCCGCTCCAACGACGCACAGTAGGCACAGGTACGCGGCCCACACCGTGGGAGTAATCACGTCGGGAGGTGTCCAAGCAGGTCCGGGATTGCCTCGTATAGATGCCACACGAGTTGCCCGTCCGCTGCGAACGCTGTCCCGGAATGCTGCATAGGCCAGTCAGGCAACTGGTGACCTGTGCCGTACACCCGGAACCACCGGGTCTCTTCGAATCCCGCCCAGTTTCGGTACTCAGCCCAAAATTCCACCGTGTCGGGGCTGCGGGATGCAACATGCAAGATCGGGTTGGTGCTCATTTTCCCGTGCATGGTGATGCTGTGCCACGTGTCATCCACGGGCACTTCGTAACGGTAGACGGCTGTCATTTGCTGTCCTCTCGGTAGTCGGCGAGCCAGTCGCTCCCTGTACGGAGCAGGGCGACAGCGTCCGCCACGTCGTCCCCGGACAGGCCGACACTGTTGGTGGTGCCTGAATGGTGCCGCGACAGTACGAGCCAATTCCGGCGGGGGAACGCCCGCAGCGAGAACGGGCCCAGCCGCTGGACGTGTACTGACTCGTCACTCATCGAAGAACCTCGCGTGCAGGTAGCGCAGGACCCGCTGCATCGTCGGCGTACCCAACTCGTTGTCGCACATGTTCAGGAGGTTGACGGCCATCTCGACGTACCGCAACTCGGCGTCGTCCTGACTGGTGACCAGTTGGATTTTGATGGGCATGTCGAGACTCATTGTTTGAGTCCTTTCACGGCTTCGGTGAGTTCCCGGATAGCGTCCACCTGAGCGAGAGCGGCATGCACTGATGCTGACATGAGATTCCAGCTAGCTGTCTCAAGCGCGGCTGGCATCAGCTCCTCATTGCCGGTCGCGACAGTTTCGGTCAGGATCTGTATCGCGACCTCCCCGGAGCGGACAGCCTGCTCATACTGGTTGAGGTTGCTCACCGCTTGAGTAGCTCCAGATCTTCCGGCCGGGTCGCCTTCGAGTGGACGTCCGTCTCGTACCTCACATGTACGTAGATCTCGTTCACAGAGGTGATCACACCTTCCTCTGCTGGCGCGACGCCAGTCCAACCCCGGTAACGGTAGATGACTTTGTTGCCGATGTTGTCGCGGGCCTCGTCGATCGTCATCGCCGTTTACCTTTCTTCGCGGGTGGTCGTTTCCCGCCGGGTTTCCGGTTCCGGTTCCCCGCCGCACCCAACCCGAACAGGGCGAGGACACCGGCGATGAACGCGGCGATGATTTCGATGGGGGTGATCAAGATTCCTAGTATCACTGCCCAATCCTCCCGGGCTATTGACTACTTGTCAAGGCCAGTGTTCCGGGGGCTAAGGGCCTGTTGCGGGTAGTATCGGGAGGAAGTAATTTGCCCCGGCGCCAGAGACACGCCTGAATCCGGCAGCCGGGGCTAACGACTGAACGGAGTCGCTGTGCCTGACTATACCTTCCCCGCGCCATGGTGAGCGATCGCCGACGCGGACACCGCGACCGCTGGCTGCCGTACGTGCTGCCCGCTCAGGTCAGCGAGGGCACCCGCGCACTCCTCCTCTACCTGTACACCCAGATGGGCGACACAGGCACCGTGTCTGTCCCCAGGGAGCGGCTGGCCGCGTTGTTCGGAGTGAGTGAACGCAGGATCAGCAAACGGATAGCGGAAGCCGTCGAGGCTGGCTTGCTCACCAAGACGGATGGCGGATGGAAGGGCCTGACAGCGATGTACTGCGCCTTCATTCCTACCGCTAGAGCTACCCCTGTAGGGGTGACCATTGAGCAGGCAAAGGGTGCGGGCTAGGGGGTACCTTTCGGGGGTACCTTTGGCCGGGCTAATCGGACACTAAGCTATCCCTCCCGGGGGTACCCAACGCGCGCGCGTGACTAGACGCGACCCGGCAACGTGCATCAGTCCAGCGGAGCGACCCGCCCACCGCTCAACGCAAGGAAAACGACGCGACGAGGGACGAACGGAAATCCTGGTGTTCCTCTTCGATGCGGGGAGGAGCTTGCGACGACCAAAGTTCTAAAACTTGATGCCGCTGGAACTAGCGTGCGCGGGCGTGCGGGCCGGGGTCGCGGCCAGTCAGGTGCTTCTCCACTGCGGAGAAACTGATGCCGAGTCGTTGGGCGATGTTCTCCCACGACCAACCAAATGACAGCAACCACAGGATCTCGGCGTGCAGTGCCTCTGATTCATAGGTGCGTTGCACGGGCCGGCTCATCCGGGGCAGCACGATCCGCCGGACCGGCCAGGACCACCACATGGATCTTCGTACACCCCGCATGTAGCGATCACCCATAGGGCGAGCGCCCAGCCCTGTACAGCCCCGTACCGTGCGATGTAGGCGCGGCCCAGGGTGGAGCAGGACTCCCCCGGCCGGGAGCAGCGGTGCTCCTGCTGGGAGCTGTTACGGTACGAGTCAACGAACCGCAGTGACACGACGCGTGGCGTGCCGACCCAGTCACGGGCCCGCATTCCCCGGAACGTGCTGGTCAGGTAGCCGCGTAGTGTTCCCACGTAGCAGCGGCGGTGAGCGTCCCCCGCCGACCATCCTTTAGCCACGGCGGTGCCTCTTCCTGGTTGATCGGTGATAGTGGTAGTCGAGCAGGTAGGACTGGACGATGAGCACGGCGAGGATGAACCCGACTCCTGCCGTGAACCCCAGCAGGAACCGGATCACAGCATCCAGCCGCCGCGTGAGAACCTGTCCATCCAGAGTGTCGCGAACAGGATCACCCCGGCCATGAATCCCCGGTTGAGCAAGCGGTCCCGCACCCGGTAGGAAGCGGACGCGGTCGGGTCCGACTGGCATTGGGTGCAATGCGGCGCCACCCGTACCCGGTACCGGTCGATAGCTGCAATCAGCAGTCGCCTCATCAGAACCCCTGATAGTCGTCGGTGTTGAATGTGATGACCGTGACCCGGTCAGCGTCCTGTATCAGTTCGGCGATTCCCAGCCCTGTATCTCCGTAGTCTGACGCCCACACGGGGGTGTCCAGACCCATCGTGAAGTCGCCGCCCTTGTAGCCCGTGAAGATCCCGCCGTCAGCATCCCGGGCATTAGCGAGCAGTCCAGCGACCGTGACCGCCGGGGCATCCCCACCATGACCGATCCCGTTGGACCGGTAGATCGTCAACTGGTTGTAGTAGCCGCGATACGAACCGAGCTGCCCCGCTGGCTCACTACCCACATAGACCGGGAGGTCCGGCGGCAACTCGGCTAGCGCGTCAATCAGTCCTGCGAGTCTCATCGTTCACCTTTGGCGTAGTAGTTGTTTGCGTTCTAGACGGGTAGCCCGATTCACGTGTTTCAGCAACCGGCACCATGCGTCGTCAGTGATCCAGTCCTCGGTGTGCTGCCACCGTTCCGCGAGACTGCCACGCGGCAGGCCCTGTAGCCGCTCCTGTAGCCGGATCTCGTACCACGGCGTGTACCAGTCCCGAACCCACCTGCGCATCCGTACAGACACGTACAGGACCGCGAACACTGCTGCGAAGATAGTCATGCTGGTCTCAACGAGCGGCCCGCCCTGACAGGCTCGTACACGGTGCAGCCGCAATGCTCCAACTCTGGTGGTTCCTCCAACACGAACATGAGGTCACCGAGGCAGTACACGGCCATCCGGTCCAAGTGGTGGTCGGCGGCGTCATGGCCGCACAAGCAGATACGCATCACAGCAGACCGACCTTACGGAGACGCTCGTTCGTGGCCTTGATAATCCAAGTCGCGGTGTAGACGCCTCGCGGGCGGGGCTCATGCGTAGGCTGGCATTCGTCTACGCAGTGCACGCCGGGACCGTTGAAGTTGGGGTACACGCCTAGGTGGCAGTGGTCGCACACAACGGCGGTCAGCGTGCATCCGTCGGGGGCTGCAGCTTCGAGATCCTTGAACAACATCGTCACTCCAGCTACTTGGGGATTGGTTTGGATGCCGCCACCCTAACCCACCCCTTGACAAGTAGTCAATAGCAGAGTTTCATCGTTCACATGACCACAACCCAATCCCAGCAGCATCGCACGGAGCTAGTCCGTACCCGTGGCGGCGACATGATCCACCACCACACCTGTCGGCATAACCGCTGGAACAGCGCGGTGCCGTGGGAGTGGGCGCAAGGCCGCGAGATCGTCCAAGTCCGGATGACCGCGACCCGGTTGCGCCTCAAGGAGTGCCATGTCTGCAAGCCGCTCAGTGGGCCCGCTCTGCATGTCGTCGGACAGGAGACCCAGTCGTGACCACAACCCCAGCCCTCACGGTCGCCCACGGCGGCACCCGTCACGGCGACACCCTGCTCTGCACGTCCGATGAGTTCCGCGACCTGATGCGCCTGCGGGCGATGCGCCGCGACCTGTACGCGTTGACCGGGACCGCTGTCACGTCGGTGTCCGTCGTTGATCTCTTGTATGTGCTGGACGGCCAGTCGTGATCATCAAGAGCAGAGCGGCGACGCTCACTGAGATCGGCGTACCCGACGGGCCGAGACGCTGCCCAAACTGCCGTCGCAAGACAACCGGTAACTACATTGCGATCTATGACGGCACCCCAGCGGACAAGACGCTGATCGGCTGGCAGTGCCGTAGCTGCGACTACTCCTCCATGCTGGACGGTGAGTAATGACGATCAGCGTCAACCCGGGGTCCGGGCCTGTCAGCGGTACCTACTTGAGCCGGGAGAACGCCCGCGCCAACATGCACCACTTCATCGCCGACCTCCGCAACCGAGGCCACTCCGCTCAGCATGAGGCGACAGGCGACGAGGAGAGCCACG